ATAAAAAATCTCACCCCCCATAACTCCCATCATTACTTCTAACCACAAAATTCACATTAATCTTGCAGTCCATATCCCCATCAAACCTTAATTGGTCATCTGCATCGATATTCGCGGCCAATTGTCTATTTATTTGATTTTTAGTGGTCATGTCAACACTCACACTCGTCCCCAATATTGGACTGCCTCCATCAACTTTAACCGCCATATTCCGATATGTCATACCATATACTACACTTTTTTTTGAGTTTTTATATTTTTACTTAGATCTTTAAGGACCACGTTTGTTATTAATGGGTGGGGTGTTGTTGATAAATTGAAAAAATACTCCCCCCGCGATTTTGCAGGGTAACGTGTCAAGTGTTTTTTAAATTAATCGGGGGGGTCATCGATCTGGCTTATATCTAATATAACATTTTTTTTGATACTTTTATCTTCCATTTTTGCGAGAATCTGTCATAATGCATTCATGCAAAACGATAAAGCTACTACGCAGTTGGTCGATCTTTCTAAGCTCGAAGGTATCTCTCCAAGTCAGGTCGAGGATCTCGACTTCATCGAAATCGTCGATGAACTCGAACCGGGGCAATGGGTCGTGTGGCACGTTGAGTTCTCATACCAAGGTGTCGAGTTGCAAGGTAACTTGCAAGGTTGCCCTCAACACCCTGAAAGCTTCATGGACGATTCTATCGACTATGTAGAACTCCTAGAGGAGTAAAATAAATTCTTTTTTTCTTTACCACCAACCAGTTTTTTGTAGAATACGCACATGACAAACCCACTCACTATCCAAAAGACTAGCGATTCGAATCTCTATGATAATAAGAACATCTCGCTTCGCATCCGTAAGAAGCATAGCATCAGCTCTAGCTACGCCATCGTCAAGGTTGGCATTGGCAACTGGGCTGCGGTCGATGTGAGTCGCCGTGATGCCAAGATGCTTCTCCTCAAAATGCGAGAGGAGAATAAGCAAAAATAATTCTTTACAACCCCCAAAATCTTTTAGTAGAATACTCTCATGATCAAACTACACCAAGCAATTCCCACCCTAGCATTCACCTTCCTTGCCTTCTACTTGTATGGGCCAGAGATCCACAATGCAGCTCTTGAGTCGGTTAAGACCGTTTGCAAAATCATCATCGCCACAAAATAATCCTTTACAACTAACACTAAATCACTAAACTACTACCACTATGACAACACTAGATATCAATCCGTTCGGCCCTATCACCCTGTTCTTCATCGGCGTGTTCTTCGCTATGCTTGCTCAGACTATCTGGGCAGCAGTCTCACCCAAGATCCTTGCTTGGCTTGACAAGCGTTCGCTCGTTGACATTGGCGAACTCTATACGATGGAGAGTGACAAACTGTGTAAGCTGGTCGCTGGCAAGATGATCACTTACCTCGCTGCTGACTCCTCTGTCACGTTCAGCGGCGTGCGTCGCTTCAAGCATAAGAAGACTATGTATGAAGGCTTTGGTCAGAACACTTACCGCAGATACCTCAACGTTGACGTGCGCGACCTCGACGATGGTAACGAGCGCAAGTTCCGCAACCTCTCTGTCTCTGGCATCCAGCGAGTAGAACCCCTCTGGGCTTACCAGCTCAGGATGCTCGCTACCCCACTCCACCTTTCTTAGTGTGTAGTAGAGTTCCTGTCCCATCCGCCGTTTGCATGATCTAGGGTGGGGCAGGACACACACAAAAAACTTTCCTTTGTTGTGGGATAACATGGTAATGCGGCGGAGTATATGCTCTGGTCAGTTTTCATCACCAGTCAAGTAATCGCATAAAAGCTTGACACCTAACCCGTCTTCGGAGTGGTTCCCGAAGGCGGGTTTTTCTTTGCAAAAAAAAACAAAAAAAAGCTTTACTTGCGCGAAATCTATGAAGGCTCGTAACTCGTTGATTGATAGTGAGTTACGACGATGGCCGTGGCCGACCCTCGTAACTCATTGAAAATCAGTGACTTACAACGATTAAAAAAAATGCAAAAAAAGATTCTTTTTTCCTTTACTACACACCTCATTTTTATAGAATCACACCATGCAAAACAAAAAACCCATGACTGACTACGAAAGAATGCTCGAAGCTCGCAAAGCCCTTGCCGATTGGAATCGCAAGCGCGAAGAAGAAGCCAAGGAGTTCCCAATCAACTGGGACAACTTCGGAACTGATCGCCCAACGGTTGAAAAAAAACAAAAATAAACCTTTCAATTAGCCCCAACTCCAGACTAAAATACTGCCATGTTAAACATCCAAAACTTCAAAGAACAAAGCACCACAGGCAAAGCCCTTCTTATCCTCACCTATCCTCTGGCCATTGGCATTCATTGGTCAGAGTGGCGCAAGATGAGAAGGCTCCAGCGTCTCATCAGAGAGTGGATCGGCGCAGCTTGTAAGAACCCGCAAGGAGTTGAAGCTGAATTCGTCAAGGAGTGGAGCGAAGAACTCCGCTACATTTACGGAAAATAAAACAAAAAAAAAGCTCCAATTGGCTTGACCTCACCTCTCAATTCTATAGACTACTCACATGACACAAAAACAAATCAAACAAATCGTTTTCGCAGCACAGAACTTCGGCGCTGACCACGCTAGCCAAATCGCCAAGCTTTTCAAAGCCTCAAACAATCTCGAAAAGCTCACAAAAGAAGTTGTCGCGAAGAGCGAAGCCTTTCGCGCTCAATGCGAAGAGGACATCAAGAAAATCAAAGCACACTAAAAAAATGAACAGGTTCACAGACATTTACAAACTGCGCGAAGCAGGATTCAGAGACTCAACCATCTTGGATGAAATGACAAGGTGGTTCAGCGACGACGACATTAAAAAATTTTACGAGGACTTCGTACAGGAATACAATATCACTTCCGAGGAGGACGAGGAGGAGGACGAGGAGCCGCCACGCTGCAAGCATTGTGGGGACGAGCTGCCATATCCAGATTGGAGAGGCGGCTTTTGTGGTCTTGGTTGCATCCTAGACGAGCGAGAAAAGAATCAAAAAAAGCTTGACTCGTAAGTCGTTGATAATCAGTGAGTTACGAAGGTCGGCCAGAGCGAGGCTCGTAACTCGTTGATAATCAGTGAGTTACGTCGATTCTCACACAATTACCAAACCGCCCAGAAATTGGGGCGCTGTCAAGCACTTATTTGACTTATTTGTGTTTATTTCACGCGATGCAGTTATTTGTGCTTTTTTATTTGACCTGCAACTATTTAATGCTTATTTATTGTTTGTTATGAAACTCCAAGATCGAGCCTTCTTTGAAAATGTTGTATTCTTTTGTCTCCTGATTGCTAGCGGCACAATTATGTTCGCGGCATTGTCGAAATTAATTAAACTTTTTTTCGTTTAGGTATTGACTCAATCACTTTCTAAGATTAGAATCCTCCCGTTATGCTTATTATGGCTAAAAATAAAGTTGGCAGCGATGCTCTCGCTGGTGTTCAGACTCCTGAGGCTACTCACAGTCACACTCCAATTCCTCACCACCACTTGGTCAAGTTGACCCGCGAGGCTATCGGTCGCGCAGGTCTCGAAGTCAAGGAGGAGGAACATGCCCTTGCCCGTGGCGGCCTTCGCTACTTCGGCGGCTTTGCCCTTACTGGCGAAACCATCAAGGGTGATGACCGCAACATCGTCCTTGGACTTCGCAATGCTCATGACAAGTCGTTCGCAGCTTCGATTGCTGTCGGAAACCAAATGATGGTCTGTGAGAATCTTTGCTTCTCTTCTGATGTGAAGTTGGCTCGTCGTCACACGACGAACATTCTTGCGGACTTGCCTCACGTCCTCTCTAAGGCTGTCTCTAAAGTCACTTCCCATTGGGTTGACATGGGCAAACGCATTGAGGTTTACAAGGAAACCGAGGTCACTTCGGCTCCTGATCTCTTGGCTGAGCTTGCTTATGCCAAGGCTATCCCTGACAGCAAGGTTATGCCTATGATCCGCGAGTTCGACAACCCTCGCCATGAGGAGTTCAAGGGCGGTTCTCTCTGGACCCTCTACAACTCTGTCACCGAACTTCTCAAGGGTGGTGACATTTCCAAGTTGGCTGACCGCACGATGTGCATGCAGTCTGTCTTCGACAAGTTTGCTGGCCACCGCCCTGAGATTATCTCAGAGGCGGACAAGGCTCTTGCCTTGCCAGCCTAATCTGTGAGCGAAGGCGGGGTGAGTTGGTCGCACCTGCTCCCCCGTCATAAGCTCGCCCCAAACCGTTCCCGCTCTCCTAGGCAGCGGGAGCGGTTTTTTCTTGACAAACAAATAAAAAGGCTTGGCTCGTAACTCGTTGAAAATCAATGACTTACGAGGATCGCCGGGGCCGGGCCTCGTAACTCCCTATCAATCAGTGAGTTACGTCGATGCAAGCGCAAAAAATAAAAACGTCGAGTCAAGCAAATAAAAAAGATTTTTAAATGCAAAAAAAGTCTTGAACCCCAGCCGTTTTGCTTTACTATACGCCTTGTTATGGGATTAGACCAATACGCTAATAGTCGGTCCTCTAGCGGCGAACTCTCTGAGCTTGCCTACTGGAGGAAGCACAATCGCTTGCAAGGATGGATGGAAACTCTCTGGACCATCAAAACGGGTAAACCAGCACAAGATCTTAATTGCAACGAGCTTGAGCTTACAATGGAGGATTTGGATCAACTCGAAAAATGCATTATGCATAAGACGTTGCCAGCAACCCAAGGTTTCTTTTTCGGCTCTGATTCTTATGAGCGCGAAACTGATGAGTATGATCTCCACTTTGTGCAGACTGCCAAGGCTGCAATCAAAAATGGGGAAGAGGTAATCTATAGCTGCTGGTGGTAATGAAATTGCTCAACTCTGGTAACAGTAAAACTGTCAAGGGGGAAGAGTCAGGGTTCCGAACATTCGGAATCCACCTTGCACCCGCAACCTTGTCTGGCCACAATGTTTGCTTCTGGGCTTCCCATGGTTGCAAGATGGCTTGCCTCAATACGGCTGGCCGTGGGGCAATGTCCTCTGTGCAGACTGCTCGAATTAACAAAACGAAATTCTTTTTTAAAGATCGTTTCGGCTTCATGGAGCAATTAATCAAAGAAATTACTTCTGCGATTAAATCAGCAACTAAGGCGGGGCTTACTCCTTGCTTCCGCCTCAACCTTACTTCGGACATTCCTTGGGAGGCTATCACGCATGAAGGAAAAAATATCTTTCAGCATTTCCCGCATTGGCAATTCTATGACTACTCGAAAGGGTATTCTCGCGTTGCTAAGCTTTCTAAGTCCAAGCTTGCACCCAATTACAACCTCACCTATTCTCGCTCTGAGGAAACAAAAGATGAGGAAATAAAAGCTCTGACAGATCAGGGAATCAATGTGGCCGTCGTCTTTCGCGGCAAGCTTCCTAAGTCTTACCTTGGAATCCCTGTGGTGGACGGAGACAAAAACGACTTACGCTTTCTTGATCCCAAAGGCGTAATCGTTGGTTTAGTTGAAAAGGGATTAGCTAAAAAAGATGAAACAAATTTTGTCGTCTCTTGCTAACTTGGGAGACATTTTTTGGTATGTCATCGCAATCGCAATAATCTTACTAATCAGAAAAAAATGACACCTAGAATAACACTATCAAAAAACAAATCTGCTCCCGCTCCTTGGTATACCAGTTGGAGTATTGGGGGTATCACTTACCTTAGCATCTATAAAGACGGGGAAGAACATGTGGTACAACTTGCCGATCCTGAAGGTTTAAAACCTTTTCAGGAATGTTTCGAAGCTGCTGGTTTCGAGCCTAAGTATGAAAACTGGTTTAGCGTTGGAGCTAAAGATGGGCAATACTTCATTGAATGGAGCGAAGATGGAGCAGAGCATAAAACTGAAATCTCTGTGCATGGGGCATTCGCATTAAAAGATCATTTCCTTGCTCTTGGTTACGATTGGAGGGAGGTAAAACAATGAATAGAGGAATAACTGAAGAAATGCAATTAGCATTACGTTGGTTTAAAGCCAATGGTATTCCCGCCCATTATGATGACTGGGCAAGCATCTTTATCGAAGTTAATGGCATAGAGATTGAAATCCATGCTTGCGAAATCTCCCATCGCGCAGAATTACAGAAAGGAATTGAAAATGAGTGATAAATCAGAAATTGAATTGTGCTTTAAGAATGGGGCGACCTTAAAGATTGACTCTACGCAAAGCAGTAGAGATTGGACTCAAGGTGATGCGCTTAGAATGAATCTTGCTTGTGATGAGTTCTTTAGGCGACGCAATATGCGAGTGAATACTGGCGGCTGGAAACGTGCAAAAGATCTTAGGAGAGCTAGAGAAAATGCTTGACTAATCGCATAACAAAAAAGCTTCGTAACTCGTTGAATATCAGTGAGTTACGAGGCCCCGCCCCGGCGACCTTCGTAACTCGTTGATTATCAATGACTTACGTCGATTGTTCCTTTACTATAAATGCCCAGTATGTCGAATAAAAAATAATTTAAATTAGCCTCATTTTGTGCTTGTTTAATTAATCTTTTTGTTTTATTATTCCTGCCTATGCCTAACTATACTCACTACGTTGTCGTTTCCAAAAGTCACACCTGCCCTTGGGGTATGGGGACTCTCAATCAGGGCTTCGGCTCTACGCCCAAGGAAGCTTGGGTGGATGCAGTTGGACGAGGCCAAAACGTCGAACTCTTTAAATTCAAGGTGAAAGATGCTCGCAGATCCCGCTGGTGGTTATGCATGTGCGACAAGGAGTTCTTCGAATCGCGAGGGGATTGGGGGAACAAGGGTCCCGCCGTTGAGGATCCAACTAAGGATCTTTGGGACAACCTTGACCACTGGTCTGGCCCGTCCTATCGATAGGTCGGCCTCGACCCCCTCACGGGGGTCGAACGTGGCTGGTCCCCCTAACCATACATTATTTGGGGTGTTTTATTTGATCTGGCTTTATTTAGTTTTATTTGTGCGATCTGCGTCGATCTGGACCGACCACGTTTATTTGCGGCCCTAGTTATTTAAAAAGTTTTGTTCGATCTGGGGCTGGGATATTACGGATTATTTCGTTCGATCTGGCGCGATCCTATTATTTGATTTTATTTTGTTTAATCCGCAGCTCTACATTATTTGCGGAATCACGCCCAACCTACGCTTTTTTTATTATTTATTAACGTGGTTGGTGCAGTGAGGTAAAAGTTTTAAAAACTTTTTGTATTTACCCCAGAGCAGAAATTGACTTTTTTTATAATTTTCTTTACTTGGGTTTACTTGGCTAGGCTTCGAAGACCAACCTCTCTGTAGTAGCCACGTTCTCGAAAAGGACCGCGAATGCTTTAAAATCAAGGAAAATTATTGTGTGTGGGAATTTTTATTATTTTATTTAATTAAAAAGGCCAATCCACAATCTACATTTTAAACACCTTCCTCCTATATATTCCTTTATTATATTCCCTTATATGTTTATTATGTATATGTTTAGTATAACGTATGTTGTATAAGGGGTAGGGCTTCGATGTGAGGTGCTGTATGTTGGAGGTAAATGGATGTAAATACATACTATATGTTGTGTTTTTAGCTGTCGTGACCACTATATGTACAAATCAAGAGTTTTTAATAATTACAAACAATTAAAATTATAAATCTAAAGCCCCAATTTTAATCTTCAAACTCATACCCAAAATCTCCATCATTATATCTTCCTATCTTATATTGCATAGGTAGATGTTTTAATTCATACATGAAGTTATTCTTTATAACCGTATGTTGTCTTATTAGATTCTTTGTATTGTGTATAGCTGAACGTAGGGAACATCGATGTTCGCGCATGAACGGCAACGCATGTTTATAGATCAGGAATTTATAGAATTTATATATACTACTGAAGTTCATCCTCCCATTAAACATATCATCATACGAATTCACATTGAATAGGTTATGTGCTAGATTCATATCTGACTCGATCTCCTCTGGCCTACCAACCATTCCGATTGATAGACCATTCCCCCATTGTGATACTACATACTTCATACTAACTCCTTGAGAACCTTGTTTCCCTTGACTGTGATCTTACGCTTACCATCGATCTCCATGAAGCCACACCTGAGAAGGTTGTTCTCCGCATCGAGCTGGATGGCTGATCGAGACATACCTGTCACCGCCGTGAGCATCTGGAGCGAACTGGGACCGTTAGACTTGAGGATGTCGAGGATCTGGACTTCGAGGTTGGTCAGGCCAAATGGCTTGATCCCAAGAGTCGTCTTGATCTCATTCCACTGCTTGGCATCAATGCTTCTGATATTCTTGATATTACAGAAGGCTTTGATCTCCAAAGCTCGTTTGATGGCACTACGAGCGTTACCTCGAACAGTGTTGGCAATCTCAGCGAGAACTCCATCCTTGTAAGTCACCCAGTCAACCTTCTTGCTAATAATCTGAGCAAGCTCCTTAATATCATACTGCTTGAAATCAACAATTGTCATTCTATCTTTAAGAGGATCAAAGATTTTATGCAATTCTGTTGTAGCAAACAGGAAGTTCTGCTTGGTGAAGTCGAATGTTGCGAAGCCGTCAGCAAAAGCAACCTGCTTACTCTTACGACCCTCAACGTTAAACACGGTGAGGAACACCTCAACCAAGTCTTGAGGGAGGGCATGGCACTCATCGAAGAGAACAGTAATCTCCTCATCTGCGATAGCAGGGATGAACACCTGCTCGAAGAACTGGTTAGCATTACGAATTGTGCCGCAATTGATCTCAAGAAGTTTTCTTTTGATTCCTTTGGCAAACTCTTTAGCAAACTCAGTCTTACCAAGACCTTTCGCACCATTGAACATGATGGGTGGGATAATGGTTCCAGACTTATGAGCCTTAGCATAGAACCCCAAACGATTTTTGACCTCTTGTTGGCCTATTAATGTTTCAAACATAGTATTAGTGGATAACGAATTGAATTGTTTCTTCTGTCTTTGGCTCCTCTGGTGAAGCTTCTACTTTTGGAGCTGCTGGTTGATCGAAGCTGAAACCAATGTCTTCGAGCCACTTTTTGCTAACAGCAACGTTAGCGTTGGGGCCAAGATTGGCATTCAAGTCTGCGAGTTTTACTTTAATGAAACTAGTCGAACCCTTGGGACGACCACGACCACGTTTTGTTGTATTATTCATAACTGCTGGGATACTAAGCTTGGACTTTCTCAAGGTCAATACTTTTTTGATTAAAAAATGAATTATTATTCAAACCAAGATCTTGGGGCCGAGGATCTGGAGTATTCTTCTCAGCCGCCTCTGCTAGCTCAGTCATAATCTCCTTATACTCTTCGTAGTCTTCTGGGGTAATAAAAATGGGATGTTCGAATTCCATAACACCACGTTTATGGATCATCAAACACCCCAATGCAAGGCTTTTTTTTAAATTCTTTTAAATTTCTTTTCTAACCTCCCTTTTCTCTTTAATCATTGCCTTAGCTAGGATTGTATATCCAACCATATCATCGAAAGCATCATAAACACTTTCGTTCGATACCTTCAGCTCTCCATCATTAACGAATGAACGCACCCTTTGGATCTTATCCATGATACGCATCATAACTCCGAGAACAGGATCGATATCGAGAACCTCAGTAGCTTTGAAGTTCGCGAAGGGATCTTTACTCCCCTTTCCCCCTGTATAATCGGAGCTTTTCTTTCGTAGTGTTCCCTTGAGACCCTCAGTAGTCTCTTCCAACAGTTTTATAACGTCTTCAATTGTCATAAGAATTTTTTTGTTCCATTCTGTGAATGTGCTTCTCCCAAATGTCCTCGACAACATCTTCCCTTCCATGCTGCCTCAAGTATTCTTCAGCCTCCTCGATCCTTCGAAGAGCGACCTTACGTCTCGCCTCTATATATACTTGATACGGGAACTTGATCCAGCAGACCAAACCCACGATCAACCCCATCGGTATTCCGACCAGTATCGACCCTACAATAATAAAAATGTTTTCAAACAGTATCTTCATCTTTCTAAATAAATCTCAATCACCCAAATTGCCCAAACAATCAATTCCCCAATTACAAACCCTAATAAAAAATAATTAAATAACTCCCACTTGGTTATCTTCATTTAAAAATATTTAGTTTATCTTGTGTAAGAGCATATCCTTTCCCATGCCCCAGATTCACAATGTTCTCATCTTTAATAAGCTCTTCTTTCTTTGCCCACCCTACTAGATCGACTTCATTACCATCTACTACAGCCAATACATATATATCTACGTCTGGGTTGACCTTCATTGTTGAGAGCAATCGCCCTGTCTTGTAAGTGGTTGACTTAATGTCGTAGCGTTTGCCGTTTAGAACTCCGTCAGCGCTCCCACTACGGGGAGTCAGGCCGAGGTCTGGAAAAGTATTAAATTTTTTTGCGAATGCGTATTCAGCCATAACTCCAAGAACATCAGCCTCTGCACCATCCTGATCTCCGATCTTCGCATCCTTGACCCCAGAATTTCTAGCTATAAGCGAGCGCATCCGACCCAACATCTGACAAACCGTGACCTCATCTGCCGCAAGTTTTATTTTCATCGATTAGTTATAATATTTTTTAAATTTTTTAGTTAATAAAAATAATTTTTTGAAATTTTTACTAAAAATCGCGCTCATTATTTGGCAAAATTGCGTTCGATCTGGCCTTTATTTGGCAAAATCACAGTTGATCTGGGTTTTTTTTCTTATTATCTAAGATCTTTTTAATAAGTTTTTCCCTCTGACTACTATCAATTGGAGGCATAACACTCCCAAATGTATGATTCTTGTCCAGACCGAACTTCTCTTTTAGCTGCTCTCTTATTTTAGGATCAATATCAAGCAATTCTACTTGAGAAGGCTTTTTCTTAAATAATCTAGATAGCTTTAATAATAGTTTAATTAGTTTTGTCATTTTACCAATGTCTTATAGTATTTGCGATGATGAATCCACATGTTGTGATGTGGACGAACCACCAAAAAGTTCTTATAGCTGCGGCGATGTCAGCTTCATTAGAATCAGGAGAGATCTTCTCACCCATTGTTCGCGCCCAGATCCTCCAAACCTTTCTCATTACAATCGTTTCTAAATTCACCAAAATATTTTTTCTCTGCTTCTATACGAACAGCTTTAGCTTCTTCTATATCATCAAAATAACCCAAATGAATTCTTTTTTTCATAATGCTCACATAAGCCACCCACTTTTTGGATATTTCATACCAAGAAACTCCAACAATACCACTTTTATTATTTTTCTGAAATGGCCTGTTTCTTATATTTTCGCTATTTGTAGCTAATCTAAGATTATCAATTTTATTATTAAAATGGTCCCCATCTATATGATCAACTTGTTTTTCTTTTGGATCTACGCCATGATAAATAAAGTAAGCGACCCTATGAGCCAAATAATTTTTCTTTTTAAAGATGATATTAATATAACCAGATGAAGAAACTTTAGTCCCAGCCTCTTGACCAATCTTAATTCTAGACAGGTTAGAAGTTTTTTTCTTCCAAGTTAAAGTGCCTGTCTCTGGATTATAACCCAAGTAGTCTACTATCTCTGGTGGGATAGGGATTGATTTTTTACTCATCTCCAACACTTGTTACTGGTGGATCTACAAACGTAGGATCATGCAAAAGAAAATGCTGCAAGATCTCTTCGTCTGTAAAGAAACTTGGATCTGCATTGATAGCATCTTCAAACAGAACATCTACAATATCCTCCTCTTCTGTTACAGTAAGATTAACTTCCTTACCACAGCCTGTTAACAGCAAGAATAATAATAACTTTTTCATAATTTTGGTGGATAGCGGGGGATTTGAACCCC